AAATGTGATATAGTGTAATTGCTACAAAGTGTAGTGTTTTTTGCAAAGAAACAAAGGATTTATCATGGGATACCCCAAAATGGAAAAGTTGCCTATGGGCGCAAAATCATCAGATCGCACAGGCGAGAAGAAGGTTAGCGTACCCAAGGAAGACAGAGAAATGTTTGTGCCAGGCGCATCAGGCGAGAAAATCCCTAAAGGCGCATTATCCAGCGACACATCAGGCGAGCGTAAGCGCCCCATCGAGGGCGGTGTTGGCATGGGTAAGATGGATGGTATTGGCGAGCGTGACGGCAGCCACATGGGTCACCATGACGGCCGTTTGGGTGAGATGAAGGGCCACATGGGTGAGAAGAACGTTTACGAACACAAGCGCGTTCCTCACGTTCAAGACACGATGTAAAGCGAAACCCCCCAAAGTCTAGAACACATTGGGGGATTTCTAATCACAACAACTAAGAGGGTAGTTGAAATGACTGTAGACAATTGTAAGGTATGCAAGTTTTATTTGGGGCATGACATCGGAACTTGCCGCAGATATCCTGACTACAAGACCCGCTCACAAAATGAGTGGTGTGGTGAATTTGCGAAGAAACTCTCGGAGGGTGAAGCAGTTGCCGAGACTTTGCCCAAGACTGACCTCTTGGGCGTTTTTTCTGCTATGGGCATGGAAGAAGTGACAATGCCAACCCCAAAGCGCGGGAGACCACGGAAATGATCAAACCATTGCGTGACAAGTTATTTGTAAAGCCGATCCAACGCCTACAAAGCGAATTGTGGTTACAGACCGCAGAAGCGCCCACAGTAGGACATATCACCGCTTTGGGTGATGAAGCTGCCGAACAGGGCTTGAGCGTTGGGGACAAGATTTACTTTGGCACATTGGCCAAGGATTACAAAGACGAATATTTAAAATATCAGGAACTGAAGGACCAAGACAATAAACTAATCGTGATGTCTTGGAAAGATGTTGCTTTCGTTGAGGAACAGGAATAAATCATGCCATTAATTAAATCCACCAAAAAAGAAGCATTTAAAAAGAATATTGCAACCGAGGTCAAGGCTGGCAAACCAGTCAAGCAGGCCGTGGCCATTGCATACTCTGAGAAACGTGAAGCAGCCAAAGCCAAAAAGAAAAAATGATCCATCCGTTAAAAAGTTTGGTTACGATGGGGGCAGTTGGTATGCCAGGTGCAGACCAGCCCGCCCAAGATGGAAACAATCCATTTATTAAAAACCAAGCCGAAGCAGCACTTTTTGCCAGGTTATCCCAAGAATTCCCAAACTTAATCAAAGAATATTCAAGCCTACCAGATACTGAAGGTGGGAAAATATTAAATACTGATATTGCCAGGGAATTAAGCCCAGAATACCGAGAAGACAGGACCAGAGCTGCTGAAGTACACGAACCCGCCAGTACATTTACCAAAAGCCTTTATTCGCACAAGTTGGCGCAACCAACACCAGAAGGCCAAGACTCAAGGGTTTTGTTTACTGCTGGAGGAGCTGGGGCTGGTAAGTCAACTGCCCTAGAAAGTGTAAAAGCGTTAAATAGCAAAGCCAAAAAATCAGAAATTATTTACGATACAAACATGGATAAACTGGATAGCGCAGAACAAAAGATTCAGCAAGCGTTAGATGCTAAACGCAAGGCCATGATCATGTACACCTACAGAGAACCCGTAGAAGCATTGGTCAATGGCGCACTTAAGCGAGCTAATAGCATGGAAAAGAAGTATGGATCAGGCCGAACAGTTCCATTATCAACACATTTAAAAACACATTTAGGGGCTAGAGAAACGATCCAAGCATTGCACGAAAAGTACAAAGACCATCCAGACGTAGAAATAAGAGCAATTGACAATTCACGCGGATTGGGAAAAGCCAGACAGATAGCGATTGAAAAACTGCCAAAATTAAACCCTGAACAATTAAGGAGAGAATTACATGATGCCCTCGAACAAGAATACGCCAATGGGAAAATATCCCACGCCATCTACAAATCAACCAAAGACTACTCCGTCTGAACACAAAGCCAAACGGCTGCAGCAAAAAGAAGCCGACAACGTAATGAATGAGTTAATTAACGCACTAAACACAGGAGCAAAATCAAAATGACAGCTGGCCGCCCAACACTCTATGATCCATCTTATTGTGATGAGGTCAGAGCATTGGGCGCTCTGGGTAAAAGTGTAGAACAAATTAGTACAAAATTAGGTGTTTCATTAAGAACAATGTACACATGGCGGGATGCTTATCCTGAATTTTTGCACGCCTTGGACGATGCGAAGATTGCGGAACAGACTTGGTGGGAAGAACAAGCCCAGGCTTATATGCTTGAAAGCAAAGATGGACCTAAGTTGAACGCAAGTATTTGGTCAAGATCAATGGCTGCAAGGTTTCCAAAGAAGTACAGGGAATCGGTTAAACAAGAAATATCAGGCGAAAATGGTGCGCCTTTGTTGGCTGGCTTACAAGTAACATTTGTCAAACCCAATGACACCTAATATAGAGTTCCCACTAAAACTCCAATGTTTATTTGAGCCAGCGCGGTATAAAATTTGTTGGGGTGGACGTGGGGGTGCTAAATCTTGGGGGATTTCCCGAGCTTTACTTATTATTGGGGCAAACAGACCAACTAGAGTTTTATGTGCCCGTGAATTCCAAACATCCATTAGGGATTCCGTCCACAAGCTACTTTGCGATCAAATTGGCGCAATGGGTTTAACGGATTTCTATGAAATTACGGATCGAACAATCCGCGGCAAAAATGGATCGGAATTTAATTTTGTTGGCCTAAAGAATAACGTGGCCAACGTTAAAAGCTATGAGGGCGTTGATATTTGTTGGGTAGAAGAAGCCCAAAGCGTGTCCAAGCGGTCATGGGATGTGTTGATACCGACCATTCGTAAGGAAAAGTCAGAGATTTGGATCAGTTTTAACCCAGAATTAGAAACTGACGAGACTTATCAGCGCTTTATCATACATACACCGGCTAATGCCATCGTTCAAAAGATCAATTGGTCAGATAACCCTTGGTTTCCTGAAGTGCTGAGAGACGAGAAAGATGCGCTCAAAAATCGTGATCCTGAAGCCTATCAAACAGTCTGGGAAGGGATGTGCCGTTTGACAGTTGACGGAGCTGTGTTTGCCAAAGAAATGCAAATGGCCGAGATCAACAACCAGATCACAAACGTGCCGTATGACCCTATAAAGCCTGTATACACAATTTGGGACTTGGGTTGGGCTGACAGTACCGCGATTTGGTTTGTGCAGTTTATAGGCGTGGAAATCAGGGTTCTGCGCTATATGGAAGACTCACAGAAGACTATTAGCTACTACCTGGCTGAAATCCAGAAGTTCGGCTATGTTTACGACACGCATTATCTGCCCCATGACGCTGCCAGCAAAAATCTAGGAACTGGACGATCCATTGAGGAAATCGTCAGGGCAACAGGAATGAACGTCAGGGTTTTGGATCGAGTGCCAATTGCGGACAGTATTAACGCTGCCAGGACAATATTCCCGCGGTGTTACTTTGATAGGCAAAATACAACGGATGGCTTACAATGTTTACGACACTACAGGTATGAGGTTGACCCTGACACCAAGCAGTTCAGCAGAACGCCATTGCATGACCAATACTCGCATGGTGCTGATGCGTTCAGAATGCTGGGATTAATGGTCCAAGAACCTAGAAAGCCTGTTAAAAAGAAGGCAACGTACGATTATTCAGCAAATTGGATGGGATAAATTATGTCAGACTACCAAGACGATTATGATCCACGCATAGATATGGCGAAGAAGTTCCTGAAACTTGCCAATGATGCTGACACCAACAATCGTTCAGAAGCTCTTGAAGACTTAAAATTTGGTTCTGGTGACCAATGGCCAGTAGAGATTCAAAACAGCCGTAATCTTGAGGCTAGACCCTGCCTGACGATCAATAAGGTTGACGCTTATGTGCGCCAGGTGACCAATCAGCAACGCCAGCAGCGCCCGCGGATCAAGGTCCACGGCATGAACAGTCAGTCAGACGCTAAAGTGGCCGAGATTCTGACCGGCATTTGTAGGCACATCGAGGTCAATTCAGACGCTGACCATGCTTATGACAATGCTTTTAACTACGCCGTTCGTTGCGGGTTTGGGTATTGGAGGGTCACAACAGACTATATTAACGACAAAACGTTTGACCAGGACATCTTCATCGAGCAGATTCACAACCCTTTTACAGTGTATTTTGACCCCAATAGCACGTTACCAGATGGATCAGACGCTGAACGCTGCCTGGTGACCACTGTAGTCAGTAAAAAGGAATTTGAAAAACTCTACCCCGATGCTGATACCGGTGTGGGATTTACCCAGCGCGGAACTGGTGACAGTAATGCCGAGTGGGTGATGAAAGAAGATATCAGGATTGCCGAGTTTTGGTATACAGAGCACATTAAAGACACGCTTTTACTGTTGTCAGACGGCACAAAAGTGTTTAAGTCCAAAGCGCCAAGCAAAGCTGACATGGAATTGCGTGGTTTGTTTATCGTTGATCAGCGTTCAACCATGCGTAAATTGGTCAAGATGATCAAATGTACCGGCATTCAGGTGTTGGAAGAATACGATTGGCCAGGCAAGTTTATCCCAATCGTGCCGGTCTACGGCGAAGAATTCGTTGTTGACAACAAGCGTAAAAAGTACGGCATGATTCGCCAGGTCAAAGACGCACAGAGGATGTATAACTTCTGGAAGACGGCCATCACCGAGTCTGTTGCGTTAGCACCCAAGGCCAAATGGCTGCTTGCCGAAGGCCAAGACGAGGGCCATGAGAACGAGTGGGCGCAGGCCAATATCAAGTCCATGCCAGTCCTTAGATACAAGCAAAAGGACATCGAGGGCGTACCAGCTCCTGTTCCTAGTCGCATCCAACCTGAATCACCGCCCGCGGGCATCATGGCTGCAGCAGACGGCATCAATCAGGATATGCAAGCAATCCTTGGTATTTTCGATCCAAGCCAACAACTGGCCGGAAATATGTCCGGAAAGGCACTAAATGGCCAGCAGCAACAGGTTGATCTAACAAATTTCCATTATTACGACAATTTAACCCGATCCATTAGGCACACCGCCAAGATCATTCTTGATCTAGTGCCCACAATTTACGACAACGCTCGGGTCATGCGGATCATTGGTGACGATGGTCAACCTGACCTGGTGGAGATCAACAAACGCGCACAAGACGAGCAGGGCGTGCAAAAGATATTGAATGACGTGACTGTTGGCGAATATGACGTTGTAATGGATACAGGACCAGGCTACAACAGTAAGCGCCAAGAGGCCGTAGAGACCATGATTCCATTGTTGTCCAAAGACCCACAATTGATGAATCTGGCGGGTGATTTAATCTTCAGGAACATGGACTTCCCTGGCGCTGATGTGATTGCGGATCGTCTGGCAGCATCCAACCCATTGGCACAGATTGACGAGAAATCGCCCATCCCCCCACAGGTTCAGATGCAACTCAAGCAGTCACAGGCCACGATCCAGCAGCTGCAGCAACAGTTACAAGCCATGCAGTTACAGCTCAAGAATCGCTCAGACGTTGAGCAATTGCGTCAGGATGCCGAGACCAAGCGGGTTCTTATCAAAGAGACCAATCGCGCCCATGACATTGAGTTGCGTGACCAACAGAAGCAAAAAGACACAGAAATGCGTGTCCACACAACGGCACAAGATACTGTTCTTAAGACACAAACACAACTGGAAATCGAGCGTATGAAGGCCGATTTAGCCGTTTATTTGAGCCATTTAGACCGATTGAGCGAGCGTGAGGCCAAGGCCGAAGCCGTTGAGCGTGCTATTTGACAAAGTAACTCTTTCGTGTATATTTACACAAAACCTTACCCATGAGGAACATGGGGATAATTCTTAGGGTAAACCTATGTCTGAAAAAGAAGCGTCATCAGTATTGACGAGTGAGAACTCAGCTGAGTTTTATGCTAACAAACTTGGTTTAGCTGACAGAAACGATGATGTGGCGGTTGAGGATTCTCCCGAGCCATCAGAAGTTGAAGATCAGAGTGAACCAGAGGCAGAACAAAGCAAACCTACAGAGGAAAAGAAGCAGAACCCTAAGTTAGAGAAAAGGTTTTCTGAACTGACAAAACAACGTGAGCAAGCCAAGGCAGAAGCGCAAGCAGAACGCCAACAGCGAGAAGCGTTGGAAGCAAGGTTAAGGGCTTTAGAGCAACAGGCTGCGCCTGCCCAGGCGAAGAACATTGACGAAGAACCACAACCTGGCCAATTCCAAGATGCGTTTGAGTACGCAAAGGCATTGGCGCAGTATTCAACAGAAAAAGCCTTACAAGAGCGTGATCAGCAAGAAGCCAACAGAAAGGCTAATGAGGAAAGACAAAAGGTTATTCAATCTTGGTCTGCCAAGTTAGACAAAGTGAAGGCTGATTTACCTGATTACGATGAAATTGTAAGTACGGCTGATGTGGTGGTTAGTGATGATATTCGAGATTCTATTTTAGAGAGTGATGTTGGACCAAGAATCCTTTATCACCTTGCAGAGGACCTTGAATATGCTCAAAAACTGGCACAAATGCCCACGCGAAAGGCTTTGATTGAAATAGGAAAACTGGAAAAACTATACGAGAAAAGTGAAGCCAAACCAGAGACTGTAGTGAAAAGTAAAGCGCCAGCACCGATCAGGCCCTTAAAGGCAGGTAGTGGCCAAGCAGATATCCCTATTAACAGTAGTGGAGAATTTCACGGCACATACCAGGCTTGGAAAGAAGCTAGACGAGCGGGCAAAATCCGTTAAATTCAAATCAAGGAAATCAAATGAGTAATAATCTCTTAACGATATCCAAGATCACCAACGAAGCGTTGATGGTTTTGGAAAATGAGTTGACTTTCACTAGTGAAGTTGACAGAAACTACGACGATTTATAAACCCTGCAGTTTGCGGTTGTCGGTGCCAAAATTGGCAACACGGTAGGATCATATTTGCCGTGTTTAAACCCACTCTGATTGACTTGGAACTCCTGTAGAGGACAACAAGGGGCAAGCGAAAGCAGCCTGAACGACTAAGTGAGAGGGACATCGAAAGGTGTAAGCGATAGTCTGAACTGTGGCTATAACTAAGCATGAAACCACAGAGGGAGATTCGAAGAAGTTTCCCCGCCAGCAATGGTCAGTAGGCTGAAATGCCGAAAGTAACAGGGTTTGAAATGTGAGACGACCCGGAAGGTTCATCGGGACAACAGGCCCGGCTTTGAATGTTGAAGACTTTAATGAGTCTAGCGTACCCGTGACTTTGAGCACTCAATTCCACGTTGATACTCAATTCACCACGCAAGATTTGGCGCTAAGTCTTGATATGTTTAGTGACCGCGTGTTGAAACCCGCTGTTGCAGCTATTGCTAACAAGATTGATCGTGACGGCTTGGTGATGGCCAAGAACAACACGGCCAATATCGTTGGTACAGCTGGTACACCTCCTACAGGTTTGATCACATACTTGACTGCTGCTGCTTACCTTGACGCTGAAGGCGCACCTAGGGATGGCCGCCGCTCATGTATCGTTGAACCTTTCACAAGCGCCACAATCGTTGATTCTTTGAAGGGTCTATTTGTGCCCCAAGAAGCAATTGGCGAACAGTATCGCAAGGGTTTGATGGGTCGTGACTCTGCTGGTATGAACTGGAAGATGGATCAGAACGTTGTTTCACAAACATTCGGTTCTTATTCGACTGCCGTGTTGTCATGCAATACATCGACTGCAACTGGATTCCTAACCTCTGGTTGGGCATCATCTTCAACTATCGCCTTGTCAGCAACAACTGCAAGCGCATCGTTGAACGTTGGTGACGTTATCCAAATTGCTAACGTGTACGCTGTCAACCCCCAGAATCGCCAGGCTTATGGTTCTAACAAGCTACGCAACTTTGTTGTTACTGCTGCCGCTACTGTGGCAACATCAGGCACTACAAGCGTGACTGTTAGCCCTGCCGTGATTACTGCTGGTCAGTTCCAGAACGTTAGCGTGACTAACGCTGGTGCTTCAACAGTAACACCTTTCAACAATACTGGTACTGTCTCACCACAGAATATCATTATGCACCGCAATGCGTTCACATTGGCAGTCGCTGATCTTGAGTTGCCAGAGGGTGTCCACTTTGCTGGTCGCGCTTCTGACAAGGAAATCGGTTTGTCAATGCGTGTGGTTCGTCAGTACACCATCAATAACGATAGTATTCCTACGCGTTTAGATGTGTTGTATGGCTGGGCCCCGCTTTATCCTGAACTCGCTTGCCGTGTTGCAGCTTAATTAACTTAAAGGAAAACTAACATGAGTAATCCAGGACCAGCAACCACAGTCAGCAATCACCCACAAAACTTGGCCACAAACCAAGCCTTGCGTTTGATTGCTTCAGCACAATCCGTTAACTTGGCCGTGGCTGGTGATACAGCCATGACTGTAGTTGATGTGACTAAATTTGTGCCCGTCAGCGTGCTAATCACCAACGGCTTGAACTCTAGTGGATCAACAACCACTATTGCTACGGCTACTGTTGGTGTTTACACAGGGCCAGCTGCTACAGGTTCAACAGTATTGACTACCGCTGCTTTGACTAGCAACACAGGTGGTCCTTATGTGACAACCTCAACCGCGACAAATCCCGCAACCGCTATTTCTAACCCATCTACGATGTATGTCAACGTGGGAACGACAATTGCAGCGACTTGTGACGTATTTGTTTACGGCTATGACCTCACATTTTTACCTTAATTTGTGAGTAAATAACGAGAAAGCCACTCTTAAAAGGGGTGGCTTTTTTTATTTTTCAAGATACAATCAACACAAAGGAGTTTTTATGTCATTACAAACAACAATCCTTAGGGGAAATATTCTTAATTCTTTCCTTATTTACCCAACTTTGACCCCTGCTGCGGTTTCTGGCACACAAACTACACAAACATTTACAATTCCTGGCTTATTGGTCAACGATTTTGTGAATATTTGCTTGCAAGGTGCTCAGACAACTGGTGTTGGTATTGCAAATGCTTGGGTATCTGCTGCTAACGTATTGTCAATTCAATTTACAAATAGCACAGGTTCTTCAGCGACTCCAGCATCGGGTATTTATACTCTTGGTGTTGATCGTTTAGAAGGCACAATTCTTCCAACTAATGCTGTTTAATCATGGCAGGTTCAACAGTCCAACGCAACGCGGGTCAGACGTATTGTCTTAGCGTCACCAATAGTGCCCATGCAAGCACTTTGATTGATGATCAGACAAACGATCAG